AAAGATAGCCGCAGCCGCCGACATGCGTTCCTGATCACTCAGACCAGCAAAGCTTTCATGCAGCTTCTTCTGCATTGTCTGAAGATCATCCATCTTGCCCGTCGAGTCGAAGAACTGCAGGTTCAGCTTCTTCATCGCTGCAGCTCCATCCGCGGCAGGTGATGCCAACCGGGCAAGTCCGGTCTTTAACGCTGTCGCTCCCTCGGATCCGGAGATACCGGCGTCACCAAACACGTCTGTGACCACCGCAAGGTCCTTAAAACTCCACCCCACAGATTCAAGCATCGGTCCGGCCGTGGACATCGCTTCGAAAAGATCTGTCACCGTGGTATTTGCCTGGGCCTGCGCCTTTGCCAGCATATTCGCGGCTGACTCAGCTTCCAGTCCCTGATCCGCAAAGATCTTCATCGCGTTGCCGACACCGCCCGTAACCGTTGCCAGATCCGTCGCGGTTCCCGCTGCAAGATTCATCGCTGGAGCGATCATATCCGCCGCCTGTGTAGCGCTGAATCCCTGACGCGCGTAATTTAATGCCGCAT